CCACGTCCCCAACCTGTAACATTTGCCACATTGCTCTCACTACGCTATGCGAATAACCGCATTACTGGCGTCCGCTGTTGGAAACGTAATCGTGAAACTACCCGCAGTGGATGTCTTATCACCACCAAAATCGAATACCGCTACCGCCGGATCACCCGATGCTGAATCGTTGTAGATCATGCAACCCCGTGCCGTAATCGTAGCCGTACCAAAAGTTAAATCTGCGAAATCTGTAAAAGCTGTGGTTCCTGAAGTCGATGGATCAATTCGCGTCAATGAATCTCCTTTCGCCGTATAATTCGTTCCACTTGCTTCTTGACTCGTAGAATATGCAGTTGTTGATGCCGACATAGTGGCTGAACTTGTATAAAGCGCCAGCCTGAAAGTATTACCTCCCGAAAGCAAAAAATTGTGTTTTGCCTCCATCAGTTCTTTCTTGAAGCTAGTACACATTGCTTGTGTGATTGCCATTTAAAGTCTCCTGATAATTTCGGCCATATCACTGTGACCTTGCTGTTCCAAAATATTACCTACTGTACAAATATGGCTTTCAATTGCCTTGTGCATGTAATCAGCCAATATCGCTTCTACTTGCTGCTTAAATACATGCGCCTGTTGTTTAATAGGCTCTGGAGCCGTATTACTGATTCCCACAATTCTGTTGGCCGCCATCCGCGCCCATTCTTCCGGAGTGTGCCCCCGATAATGGGTCGTTTCAACACCCAAAGTTCCTATCGATGAATCTAATGCGACTTGTAACATCAATAACTCGCTGGCTCAACAGCCTGTAATCCAGACCCTTTAACAAGCCGTATATTGTCCTGGCGACCAGAATATCCTTTTACCGGTTCATCCATCTCAACTTCCGAATACTTGGTTAATTTTAAATCGCCGTCCTCATCCAGATACACCACCGGTGGGTTCTCCAACCGATGATAGCCATACAACTTCTGGTTCTCAGGAACATTGGTATCGAGCAGTGAAGATCGTGGTGCAATAGATACCTCCATACCAGCAGTAATACAACGAGACAACCAGAATTCACAACAGGCACGACCTAATTCGCCAAAATAAACATTGGTTGTATAACTGAAATCCGCGCCGAACAAACTGAGTTTCTTCACTTTCATCCACAAAGCATAAGCAATCGCATAGGCAATGGTGTTGTTGAAATAACCACATCCCAGTTCCTGCACAATCTTCTCTAGCGGATATAGTTCTATTGCCGGAACACGCTTATCGTATTCACATGAATACACCGGGCAGGTCAGTTTCGGTAAAGTCTTACGCATCACTTCTGTCTGTGCTCCGGCATTCTTGGTCTCGAAAAACCGTGAAGCGGGGTCCATCATAAATACACGATCAGCATTAACTACCACGCACATCGAGTTCACTGCCCATACTTCGTCGTATTCCACACTGTGCGTTAGCGACAAGTGATAATCTAACTGACTTTGTCCCAAACCAAGTAATGCCACATGATTGAGTTTCTTAGTCATTAGGAACGCATCGCCCTGACAGAACCACCTCGGTAACTATCCGTAGTACTGTATCCTTCACCTAAAGTCTTCAATTGTTGTACCGCTTCCTGATACCGTCCTTCATACATCTGCATTAAATCAGCTTCGCCTTTCAAGAAACTATAGGATTCAACCAAAGATGCGTACAGCAATGCCAACTCAGCATTATCACCGAGCCAACTCGTACCGCTGCTGGCTGCCGTAATCGACTCCGGCTTGTAAAAATAATGCAGTTCAGAGGTATATCCACTACCAGGTGTCGGTCCGAGAATAAATGAATCATCATCAAACAGACCGTAGTATTTCGGCACACCAGTTGTAGATGACACCGGATAGGCAGCCCGAATAAAATTCACATCTTTGAAAAGCAGATATTCATAACCGCTATTGTCCAGTGCCAGTGAATAGGGAGCTAGAAAATCACTCGGCGTTGCCAGATAAGCATTGCCAGAGGTCATCGTACCGGTGGTGTTTTTACGAAAATCAGGTAACTGAACCGTTTTTAAAATACGGTTCTCTGCTTGGCTAATAATCGTACCGAGATCGTTAACAAACGTGGTCTCGGTTGTCTCCAGATAATCCTGAAGAGCGGATTTCAGCGTTGTATAGGTCCAGGCCATCAGCCTGTACTCACCTTCAGTTTGCCAACCTGACCGTGCATCGTCAGTCCTACCGTCCGGCTGCCCAAGGCACTGTTACCACCACCAATCGGATCCCAAGCATAGACCCGGCGACTTTCAGCCAAAGTAGAATCCGGCCTGGCATTGCGTATCGCTTCAGGATCATTGGTATTAAACCGACCCAACTGAAGTTGTGGCTGATCTTTGTCCACCACATCTCTGCCTACGCGCATCCCAGTCGGTCTTCCGCCTTCGTATTGTTCAACCATGTCTCTCAGCTTATAGCGAAAGCCGGTGCGGTCGCAGTAACCAAAAGCATATTTACCGCTCGCATAACTCATGGGAATCGATAGCCTCCCGGTGTAATCCGAAATGACGCTTTCTCTCTGTCTGCATCAGCCAGACCTGAGACCAAACACGGCAGATACCGCGATGGCACATCCATGTTATTCGATGCCGGTGATCCCGAATCCTCGACACGCTGCATATAATAATAGCCCAGCGTATAGGTTTCAGCACTGTCCGGCACCGGCCACAGATTCACCGCAATCGCAGACGGATCTTTCTCAAGCCAATACTGCAACGGCTTGGCTTCATTCAGCTTGTTGGACAAATGCGAATACTGACTAATCGAAACCCGAGTCAGCACTTGATCAAACTGTTTGCTGCTATCGCCTGAATCGGTACGAATATAGGCTTCGATAATATCGACGATATCGCTGGATAGTGCATAACGGGCCGTCCCTGCGGTAATTGAAGTCGTGCCTTCCTGTATGGTCCACAGATTCAAGCCACGGTTCTGCCATTCCAGCATCAATAAATCAATACTTCTTCTGGCGGTACGAAAATCATAGCCGGTGCGTAATTCCAGTCCCGCCCGCTCAAACGACTCTTCGATCATATCCGCTAAATCGAGAGTAAAAGCATAAGTGCCACTGGTTGCCATTACCGCTTCCTAGATGATTTCTTTTTATCTTTAGATTTTTTCGGCACCTGTTTAACAGACAATTTTTTCTTAACTTCAGGCTTGGCTGCAACTTGTACTTTAGAAGGCTTTGGCTGTATTTCAGCCAATCGCGCCTGGGCTTCCTTCTTGCTCATCCCATCGAATACAACGATATCGTATTCACCATCTGCGGTCTTCTTGCCTATCTGATAAACAGACTCTCCTATCCTGTCAGGATGAAGAGATGTCCCGTTCTGAAAAATCTCAAGACTACTCATTATTATCTCCTACGAATAATGCTTCACCATTTTCAAAACAACGGTATAAGCATCTCCTGAACTGTGTCCAGCCGTGGTGAACATGATATCTCCGGTAACGCCCGTTCCAGCATTGTTGTTTAAACCACTGAATTCACTCATGTCCAGCGTATCCGAATAATCCGCCGGTAAATGCAGAGCCAGAACATCCGTATCAGCATCCCAAAGCAACTTAATACTCATGCCAAAAGTTGAAAACCACACCGATTCGATAGCGACAGTACTGCAGGCACTCCCAGAAATCGGGTCCGACCCCAGCGCCGAGACATCCACTTTTTTGACCGCAGATTCTCCGGTGCCATCACTGACATTGGTGAAACTCATCACCACATGCCGGCCACCGTCCTGAATTGTTTGGCTTGTTACAACATCAGCCATCTCATTTCTCCTGTATGAATAATTGGATGGGGCCGAAGCCCCACCCGGTTAATCCAATCACCGATTACTCGAACGGTGTCGCTAACGTGCCATCACCATGAAGGAACGCTTCGCAATGCCAAATAGCTGCACTGGTAGCTACCAAGCGAATAATTCCGCCTACCAGCCAGCCTTGTGCTGCTGTTCCCAAATCAATGGTGTCATCATTACTGGCATCAGGAATGAAGGTGTTGTTATCGGTAGCCGTTGCAGGATCAAAGATCGTCGCAAAACCAGAGAACAAATCACTGGCGTTATCCGTATTAATCTGACCAGCACCCGTGAAGGTGGTACCAACGATGAAGGTATAGTTAATCCCAGCAACCGCTGTAGGCAGTGTTACCACGATACCTGCAGCCCTGTTCAGGGTGTAAACCGTACCAGAATCCGTCGATTCAACGCTCTTGGTCGCAGACGTGATGCTGCTTACATTCGCATAAGAGGAAACATACCCAGTCGTAACAAGATTACCACTGGTATCGATATCCAGATTAGTGGTAATAACGCCAGTTCCGGCAGCTTTACTGATTTGTTCAAAGCCGCCTTCAGACCTAACCGGGCCATTAAAGGTTGTATTAGCCATGTCTTTCTCCTGTCTTGGCTAGTGTCAGACACACCATGTGTCTGTCAGGAAAAAGAGAGCGATAACTTACAAGCTATATCATATCAAGCAAGTACCGCTCCCCATATTCCGAGCTAATTATGCACCCGGCGATCCGTACATCCCAAGTGGATCAGATACCCCAAAAGAGTACCTTTCCCTGGCTTTATATCTCACATTGCCAGTATCGAAATCACCATCCATTGAGGTCTCTAACGCTGTACGCTCAAAGTGGCGCATACCATTTGGTATATCCGTTACGATAAACCAGGCATCCGAGTCAGTCAGGTAATGATTGACTGAATACCCTTCAGGTACTGCCCCAAGACTGCGTATAGCATTGATGTCATTATCAGCCGTAGCAACTCTTTGATCTGACTCAAGTAGTCGCGTGGCTGTAAACATCAGGGCCGGTGGCACCAACAACCGTTTCGGACGAGCCGCGATCAGAAGTCCACGCTCATCAGTGAAAGCAGCAATCGTAACGATGCTTGCCTCTAATGAGGTTTCATTCAAATCAGCCGCCGTTGCCGGACGATTATCGTTCGTGCCTCCGCTGACGAGCGGATGCCCGCCACCGCCGGTTACACCGTCACCGGACGCAGTGAAGAAGTTAACTCCATCACCTGTCTGATAACTATTAGTGAAACCGTTGTTAAGCGGATTGACAGCCTTAACCTGCTTCGTGTACGACATTGCACGAGCGAGTGCCTTGGTATAGCGAGCAGATAGCGAATCATAAAGATTATCTTCCATCGCTTCTTCTGTAATCGCGAATCCCATTGCAATCGTTTCGTGGTTATATCGTGCCGTGAAGGCTTCCTGCGCTGAATCATATGTAATACCAGCACCTTCGTCCTTCACCGGAGCAGCGTCAAACCCGCTCAACTTCACTTCTTCTTCAAAAGAACGCTCAGAGGAGTCCGTGTCATAAATGACAGTGTGCTCATCAGCGTACTTCTCATACTCCAGGCCAAAGAGGGCGTTAAGCCCCGGCAGGAGTTCTTTGAGCATCTGTGCTCTTGAAATAGCCATGCTAAGTTCTCCTTATATGCCTGTAGTATTGGTTAACTGATGGCCTGCATTGAAACGCAGAACAACATCAGTGTAGGTATCGCCAACCGAACTGTTCGGACCGTCAACAAAATCGACAAGTCGAACCGGGAACGTGTTGGTGGTTGCAACCGTAGAGCCATCGACAGCGTTCTTGCTTCTGCCAATCGTCGTTGATCCCGCTGTCTGTATGACAGAGAAATTAGCGCCGAGAGCAGTCTGAGCAATCGCCTCGTCGCCCTGCATTTTGAACAGGGCATCGGGGTCAATCAGAATATAACCTACTGCATCGGAAGCCGCCATAGATGCAGGCCAAGTCTGATTAAACGTCAGTTGAGATGTACTCGAATCAGAGTATTTACAACCTAAGAAAATTCCTATAGAGGTTAGCGCAGCGGTTCCGGTATCTTTCTCAATCGTACCGGCTGTTACCAGCTTCACAAAATCTCCATAGAATATAGCGGTGCCATACGCACTGGCAATCTTGTAATGAACAACTTTTCCTGTAAAGGAGCCGCTGCTTGAACAAGTACCAACAGGTTCCGCACCATTTGGAGTTGCACTTGTAGCCATATTGAATTTCTCCTAATTGCTACTGTTAATGTTAAAAGGCGTTAGCCTTTCCCAAAGGTGGTGCGCGTACTTTTCTCCGGTCTCAACAAAGGCATACGCGGGTCATTCTCTCTCATGTAGTTACTGTCCACAGATTCCATTTGTCTTTGTGCTACCTCTTTAAAATGCTTTGTGCGTGCCCGCATTTTCTCTTCGGGCGCTTTACACAAAAGTAACCCGCCCTGCTCAATATTCCCTTTAAACTGGGAATTGATATCAGAGGTAATTTTCAGTTCCGGGTGATCTTCCCTTCTGACGGGGACCCATCCTTCCCTGAATTTCCTAGATACGTTGGTATTATCAGCCTGGCCCAGCGTACTGGTCCTAATCCATCTGAATCTCCAACCATTCTGCGGATCTGGAGTCGGTAACACAGAAGACGGAATCCAAGAGTCATCCTCTCGGACAAAATCTTTACGAGTGTCGTGAGACCTATCGGTGCGCTCATCCATTTGCCATCTCCTTTGCAAGTTGTTTGGCATACTGGTTATTCGTTAACCCCAGCCTCTTAGCGAGGGAGACTTGGGTAGACGTTAACTGCACTTTGCGTGGTCTTGCACCGTTATTCCTTGCGGACGGTGCAACAACCGACGTTGCCGAAGCTCTCCTGGTCGTCGCAGTCGCGGGTTGTCTAGTTCCGCTTTTATCCGACCAAGAGTAATTGGGAAACTGATTACGCATTCCCGAATTTATAAATTCATAATACTCATCTGAACTTGCATCCATATGATGATCCTGCAATGCCTGCTCATGTAAACCATAAGCCGTTGCACTCATCAACTTTTCTTTAGGATCACCAAACCATTTATTTTCCTCAGACCAAGTAGTCTGCTTTTCATCAAGCTGCGGAGGCTGCTGAGCAGCAGTCTGCTGCTGAAGCTGTTGCTGATATGCAGCTTGTTGCTGTTGCTGATACGCAATTTGTTGCTGTTGCTGATACGCCGCCTGCTGTTGCGCAAGCTGATTAGGGTCAGGTAAATTTCGCTCATATTGCTCGGCTTCATTAAGCTCCGACTGCGCTCTGACCATGTGCTCCTGCGCATCAACCACATTATCGGTATTGCCTTCTTCATAAGCCTTACGATAACTTGACTTGGCTTTATCAACTGCCAGTTTAGCCCGTTCTTTTACTTGCGTAATTAACGCGCCTTCACCGCGCTGAATAAGAGCTTCCATCTCCTGATTTCTGCCAACCTGCTGTTGAGCGAAATTAACCGCCTCATCACGCATTCGCTCGGCTTCTTCCTTTTGCCGACGTTCATCATGCTGCGCAAAACGCAACTGATCAATACGCTTTTTAACATTCTTGCTATAGCCTTCCAGCTCCTTGTCATCGACATACGCACTATCATCGCCATTATAAACTTGCTTAGAAGACAATGCTTTATCGCCATAAGGTGGCCGATCTTCAGGTGGCCGATCATCCACAATCTCAATATCAAACTCGGGCTTCTCATCGGTTTGATCTTCAGACCGCTTACCTATCTTCGTGCGCACCCCAAAGAATTTATCTTCTGCTGAATGCGTACCTTGTGCGCCGCTCTTAACGATCGCGGGTCTTCAACTACAGCTTCCACACTGTCATCATTTATCAACCGAAATTCCTTACCATGAACCATGAACCGCGTACCTGAATATGCACGCATCACGATCCAATCGCCCTTTTTACAAAACGGACCTGACGGGAAACGCTCAACGCTTTTATAAACATCCGGCCCCATAGCAATAACAAAGCCCACAATCGATCCCACCTCTTCGATATGAATCGTTTGTTTGGATTTAATAATACCGCCATCGGTTTTCTCATCCGGTTCTGGTAAGGCAATCAATATCTTGTAGCCTTTCGGCTTCGGCATCTGACTGGCTTTACGAGCACTTGCTTCATCAATATCTATCGGCTCGTTTTTTACTGTCGCTAATGAACTAGTCATTAAAAAGACCTTGCACTGGAAAATGGCGTCCAGAGTCGCCTGCACCGCCTATGCGGAGAATCATGCTCGCTCCAACCTTTCTTCGAGGTCAAGCAATTCCCGTTCCGCAAGGGCCAATCCTTCGATCACCCCGCAACAACGGGCATATTCACTGTAATCCTTGCAAGCACCTGTACTCAGATGATCGCTACTTTCATTCATCATGCGCCGTAACTGAACCCGCAAATAAGCCAGCGTGTTATCCGGCGCCGGATCAAGACGTTCAACAGCAGCATCATTCATTCATTAAATCCTTGGCAATATTCACGCCTACTTTCGCGCCCTCAATTTCAGACTTGGAATCAATATTTCTACTTTCCAGTTCTTTCTTCATTAAGTCCCTGGCAATATTCACACCTATTTTCGCACCCTCAATTTCCGACTTGGAAGCAATCTTTCGACTTTCCAGTTCTTCCTTGGAATTCTCTGCTGCAATCTTCACACCCAGTTTTGCACGGTCGGTACGTTCTTGTAAATCCAGCCTGGCACGTTCCAACTCATCCTTACTCGCCGCTTTTTGCATATCGAGGTTAATTTTTGCCATTTCGGCTTGTGCTTTAGCCTGCGCTTGTTGTTGTTTAATTTCAAGTTCTTGGCGTTGCATTTGTAAAATCGGATCTTCCGCTTGTTCTTGCTGTTTTTGCATTTCAGCTTCTTTTTGGTCCTTACCGAGCAGTTTCGCAGCCGCAGGTGCCACTAATTGCGACAACCGGTACTCAATATCGTCAGGCAATGGTTCTTCTGGTGATGGTAATGGCACACCGAGTTCTTTTTCAATCTCACGGCGGTACTGGAAGGCCACATGCTCGGAAATATGCGCTGACATCGCCGCCTCAGTCGCTTTAGCGGTCGGACTTTGACCAATCAGCTCCAAAATCTTGGGATCTTGCACCAAAGAGATGTGCGCCTGGATATGAGCTTCATGATCTTGATAAATAAAGGCTTTAACCGGCTCACCATTGATAATATGCATGTTTTCGGTGATAGGATCACTCGGATTAATGACATCTTCATCAGGAATGATGTCTTCGGTGTCCCGAATACCCAAAACTTCCAGCATTTGCCGGTGTAACAGCGGTAAATCATACATTTGCGGTGCCTGGGCGGCCAATTGCAGGGCTGCCTGGTACTGCATGATGCGTTGTGCCAGTGTTCCGGCGTTCGGATCGCTCACCGGAATGATATCAACGCGATCATCGAAGTCTTCGGTGGTCAATTCATCACCGATCAGCTCATACGGGTACTCGGTGGGACCAAAATCACGAACAATGCCCGATAAAATGCGCAATTCCTTACGCATTGAGGCGTGCAGGCGGGCCTGTACCGCGCTCATCACCTTCATCGAGCGTTCCAGAATGGCTAATGTGGTGCCAACGGGTGCTTCGGAATTCATATCCGCGACTTTTACGTCAGCAGCGGAAGCAAACCGGCGTCCTTCCTCGACAATATCGCCCATCAACTGATATAAAACAGCAGATGGCTCTTTGTAGGGCAGAAAACTGATGTTGTCGCGGATTACACCGCCCGGTACGTCCACATCACGGAACTCTCCGGGCATAATCGGGGTGTCATCGCCCTTGATTCGCAATCCCCGTGCTTTCAAGCCACCCGGCAAGTTGGATAAGGTGCCCGCATCGACCAGTTGTCGCAATAATGAGGTAGCAGATTTCGCCAAGCCACCAATCATATGAATTAAACCGAAGCCATAAAATCCCAGTCCGGGCATATACTGGTAATGCACGAAATGCTCACGCTTCATTTTCAGTTCATCATCTTCGTACCAGTTACGGCGAATCGCTAAAATGGTGCGTGAGGACTTGTCAATGCTGATAACGTATGGCAGGCCAATCTCAGTCGGCTCACCATCTTTGGTATCTTCAAAACCCGGCAGGTCCAGATCGACCTGAATCTCCAGAATAGTGTGCCGAGAATCCATGTCATAGTTAGCCGAATCACCGGTTAACTGGTTGTATTTACGTTCAATCTCTCCGGTATCGGGGCTGGGTGCGGGTAAATCCACATCCAGATAAAAGCCGGACACCTGCAACTTTCGCACCTCGTTCTTGGTACGCTTCATCATATGGGTAGCACGTTCGCAGGTGGTCAGATCCGATGCACCATAACTGACCACGAAATCTTCGGCGGGTACGAACATCGAGCACGGACGCCCCATGTTCGGGTCGTAATAAACCTTGCGGAATGCCGAGCCTGCCAGCGGCAGCGAGAACAGCATCTTCTCTGTCTCCGAACGATATTCGGTCATTCGCTCTGTCAGCAGATAATTCAGATAATCCTTAACCCTGCCCGCCTGTTTCTGTTTTTCTTCGGTCATTGCTCCGATCACGGCGGTCTTGACCGGCCCTGCTGCGGGAAACAATTCCTGAATAGCCTGTGCCTGAAAACGCACTACCGATTCGGTCAATAACGGGTGAAATACCCCGCAAGCGCCATCCCAGGGAGTTGTGCGGTCGGCATGTTTGAGGCCGAGCAGATCCAGGCCATTGATATATGTTTCTTCCCAGTCACTCCGGCTGTCGCGGTCTGAATGGTATGCGGAAATCAATTCAGAAGAAATCTCTCGCAGGTCGGCTTCATCGATATATTCGGCCAGATTGGCATCATGCTCTGTGCCACCCTCATCCATCGCATTGGGGTCAAAATCAATGACCACGCCACCATCAGGGGTTTCCATCGAAACCGATTCCGGATTGACAATCTCAATTTCCAGATCGGCTTCTGGTTCAAATTGCAGAAAGGGGTCTTGCCC